CAGAGCAATTTTTTAGTTCAGTATATCCTACAATATCATCTGGTAAATCAACAAAAGTTATAATAGTATCCACACCACATGGTATGAATATGTTCTATAAAATATGGAATGATGCACAATACAAAAGAAATAGTTACGTACCAATTGAGGTACATTGGACAGAGGTACCAGGTAGAGATGAAAAGTGGAAGAAAGAAACTATTGCTAATACTAGTGAACAACAGTTTGCCACAGAGTTTGAGTGTGAGTTTTTAGGTTCTACAAATACACTTGTCAATGCATCTAAACTAAGAATGATGTCATTCAAAGAACCCATAGTAAAACATGAGGGATTGAAAGTATATGAAAATCCTAAGAAAGATCACACGTATATTATAACAGCTGATGTTGCACGTGGAACAAAGAACGACTCCTCAGCATTTGTAGTAGTTGATGTAACTAATATACCATATAAAGTAGTTGCGTGTTTTAAGGACAATGAGATAAAACCCTTACTGTTTCCACACAAAATACATCACGTTGCCAGAGGATATAACCATGCATATGTATTAGTAGAAACAAATGATGTAGGAGAACAAGTATCAAATAACTTGCATTTTGATTTAGAATATGATAATATAATTATGTGTTATATGCGTGGACGAGCTGGTCAGATAATGGGTAGTGGATTCTCTGGCGGTAAAGCTCAACTAGGTGTAAGGACAACAAAGGCAGTTAAAAAAGTTGGTTGTTCTAACATGAAACAACTTATTGAGTCAGATAAATTACTTGTAGATGACTTTGATATTATCAATGAATTATCAACTTACATAGTACATGGTAATTCTTTTCAGGCAGAGGAAGGTAGTAATGATGATTTGGTAATGTGCTTAGTATTATTTTCATGGGCAACAGATCAAAGATACTTCAAAGAATTAACAGATCAAGATATTCGTAAAAGAATGTATGCAGATAACCAAGATAGAATAGAGCAAGATATGACTCCTTTTGGTTTTAAAATAGACGGACTAGAAGATGAAAATATAGGAGAAATGGTAGATGATTATGGCACAAGATGGTCACCAGTTGTTAGAGATAAGGACACAGATTGGTAATGAATAAACTTTTAATTGTAATAGGCGATAAGAAAATATTAGATTACTTTCCAAAAATGGTAAGAGTTTTTAATAATACTACAGATCAAATAGATTTATCTAAAAAATATAATGTAATACATTTAGAGAAATGGAACATAGAGTTTTATCAAGTTGTAAGATATCTGTTTGATGTTCAAGTTGTAGTAAGTGGTAAGATATCAGAGTCAATAGATGATATATCAACATGTCCTAAAATACATTTTATATCATCACACTTAATTAAGACTTATGGTAAGTATTACTTGAGATATTTAAGTGAATTGTTTAATTATCCGATGTTAGATAAGCTCGATTAGATCATTATCTAATTTAATCCAACAATTATGACATATTATTTTTGAACTATCGATTAAATTTAGTATCTCTTGTCTACCAGAACCATTGATACCATTTGTTTTTGATATTTTACGTATTTGAGAGTCATGAGGATAGAATTTAAGACATATAGTTTCACTCTCACCACAGTTTTGACAAGATTTGTTAGAAAGGTGTTGATTTAACCAAGAGACCCTCTTATTATAGTGTCTTCGGGCAACTTTCTTGATAGTCTCTTTGTATTTCTCATAGTGGGATTGCATAATGTAGTATTTATATCTGGTGGGTCTATAAAAAATAAGGTTTTAAAAATTAAATATCTATAAATACAGATATAAAATTAAAAGTAATAGCTATACTTTAAAAGGAGAAAACAAATGGCATTTTTAGTCTCACCTGGCGTTCAGGTAAAAGAAGTTGACTTAACAAATGTGGTACCAGCAGTAGCAACATCAATCGGTGCAATCGCTGGAGCATTTGAAAAAGGCCCTGTTTCATCTGTAACAACTATAACGTCTGAAGAAGACCTTATTAAAAATTTTGGAAAACCGAATAGCTCAAACTTTGAGACATTCTTTTCAGCTGCAAACTTCCTACAATACACAAACTCTTTGAGAGTAGTAAGAGCAGAAAGTGGAATAGTTAACGCAGTTGCATCAGGTACAGCAATACTAATTAGAGATACAGATCACTATCTAAACTCATTCTCAAACGGAGAAGCAAGTGTTGGTGAGTGGGCTGCAAGAACAGCTGGAACACACGGTAACTCAATAGGAGTTTCTATTTGTGCAACAGCAACAGCATACGAAGAAATGTTAACATCATCTAACCAAACAGTTGGTGAGGATGCAGTAGGTTCAACATCAATCGCAGTAGATAACATAGATTTAGCAGACGATGAAATACACGTTGGAGATATTATATCTTTCTTTACAGACTCAGCGGGTACAACACCTGTAACTGGTGAAGACGGAAAACAATATGAAGTAACAGCTATCGATACTTCAACTAACGTTGCAACAATCAAAAGATTTGACGACCCTAACGGCGGTGGAGTTCATAACATCATACCTGATAACTCTTTTATCAAAAGACGTTGGAGATTTTATGACAGATTTGACGGAGCTCCAGGCACATCTGCATGGTCAACTCAAAACGGCAGAGGTTCAGGTGACGAAATCCATGTAGTAGTTTATGACACTACTGGTGACATCACAGGTTTTGACGTTGATTCAAACGGAAACAGACAAAATGCAATCATTGAAACTTTTGCAAACATGTCAAAAAACCCTAATGCAAAAACTGCTCAAGGTAATACAAACTACTATCCAAATGTAATTTACAATCAATCAGAATTTGTATATTGGATGGACCACAATTCAGGCGGTTCGAATTGGGGAACTGATACAACATCAGCATACACAGCGGTAGACACACCAACTGCTACAAATTTAGCATCTGGTACAGACGATTACGCTGTAACTGCTGGAGAGATAGAAAAAGCATATGACAAGTTCAGCGATACAGAGTCAATTGATATTAACTTAGTTATCGGTGGACCATCTTCTATCGTAGCAGATACTTCAAGTGGTCAAGACACACACGTAACTATGATTACTGATTTAGTTGAAAAAAGAAGAGACTGTGTAGCATTCGTATCACCACACAGAGGTGCAGTTGTTAACGTTGCTAACGATACAACACAAACTGAAAACGTAAAAACAGCATTTGATCTATGTCCTAGTTCATCATACGTAGTATTCGATAGTGGATACAAATACATGTATGACAAATACAATGACGTGTTTAGATTTGTACCATTAAATGGTGACATTGCTGGATTATGTGCTAATACAGACAGAGTAGCAGACAGCTTCTTTTCACCTGCTGGATTTAACAGAGGTAATATTAGAGGTGCAATCAAATTAGCATACAACCCTAACCAAGCTCAAAGAGATATACTTTACAGAGCAAGAATTAACCCAGTGGTTAACTTCCCAGGTCAAGGTGTTGTACTATTTGGTGATAAAACTGCATTAACTAAACCAAGTGCTTTTGACAGAATAAACGTAAGACGATTGTTCTTATTAATGGAAAAAGCAATAGCAACAGCTGCTAAATTCCAATTGTTTGAGTTCAATGACGAGTTTACTAGAGCACAATTTAGAAATCTAGTTGAGCCATTCTTGAGAGACTTACAAGGTCGAAGAGGAATAAGCGACTTCAGAGTTATAGCAGACGCAAGTAATAATACTGGTGAAGTAATTGATAGAAACGAGTTTGTTGCAGACATTTTTGTAAAACCTGCAAGAAGCATTAACTTCATAACTTTATCTTTCATTGCTACTAGAACAGGTGTTGCGTTTACCGAAGTAGGAGGAGCGTAAGATGGCTAGAATAGACGACTTTAAAGCAAACCTAATCGGTGGAGGCGCTAGACCCAATCAGTTTAGAGTCACAATCACACCACCACCAGGTATTGCAATAGGAATAGATGTAAGACGAAGTTCTTTTTTAGCAAAAGCTTCAAATTTACCAGGTCAAACTCTAGGAGAAATACCTGTACCATTCAGAGGTAGAAATATCTACATCGCAGGTGACAGAGAGTTCGAAACTTGGTCAACAACATTTATCAATGATACAGACTTTATGGTAAGAAACGCAATAGAGCGTTGGATGAACGGTATCAATGATCTAGTAGAGAATACTGGTGTTTCTACACCAGCAGAATACTCTGCTGATTTGTTCGTTGAACAACTTGATAGAGATGACACGGTATTGAAAACATACATTTTTAGAAATGCTCATCCATTAACATTAGCACAAGTTGATGTAGCTTATGAATCAACAAATGCATTGGAAGAGTTTGAGGTGACATGGAGATATCAACACTTCGAAGCAAGTGGCGTTAACTTCTAATTTACCTACATAAATACATAAAAGTAGGAGTACATTATGGCAGAGCTATTCGGATTTAAATTCGAAAGAATAAAAGATACAGACAGTCAAGAAAAGTTTACCCAAAAATCGCCTGACGATGGCACAGTTGAAATCGCAGGCGGTGGGCACTTTGCTCAAGTTCTAGATCAAGACGGTAGAGATAGAAACGAACAAGACCTTGTTCGTAGATATAGAGATATTGCAAATCAACCAGAGTGTGATAGTGCAATTGAAGATATTGTTAACGAAGCTATTGTTGCGAACGAACGAGATCAGTCTGTAGAAATAATAACTGATAATTTAGTTTACTCATCAAAAATCAAAAACAAAATCAGAGAAGAGTTTGATCACGTATTAAGATTATTAGATTTTGATACAAAGGGACCAGATATATTCAGACGATGGTATATCGATGGTAGATTATATTACCATAAAGTTATTGATAGTAAAAATCCTAAATTAGGTATTCAAGAAGTTAGATATATCGACCCAAGACAAATCAAAAAAGTTAAAGAAGTTAAGAAACAACCTAAAGCAGTTGGACCAGACTTAATTAAAAAATCTGAAGACTATTACGTTTACAATCCAAAAGGTATGATGTATGGTGGATCAGGCAGCAATACTTTGATAGGTGCTAGATTATCACCAGACTCAGTAGCGTACTGCCCATCTGGTTTAATAGATGCAAACAGAAATATGGTTTTATCTTACTTGCACAAAGCAATTAAACCTGTCAACCAATTACGAATGATTGAAGACAGTCTTGTTATTTACAGAATATCAAGAGCACCAGAAAGAAGAATCTTTTACATTGATGTAGGTAATTTACCAAAAGCAAAAGCAGAGCAATACCTAAAAGATGTAATGCAAAGATACAGAAACAAATTAGTTTACGATGCAAAAACAGGTGAGATCAGAGATGATAGAAATCACATGTCTATGCTTGAGGACTTTTGGTTACCAAGAAGAGAAGGTGGCAGAGGAACAGAGATCACTACCCTACCTGGTGGAAATAACTTAGGTGAGATAGAAGATATAGTTTACTTCCAAAGAAAATTATATCGTGCGTTGAACGTGCCAATCTCTAGATTAGAAGCTGAACAAAACTTTTCTTTAGGAAGATCAACAGAGATTACTAGAGATGAGTTAAAGTTTACAAAGTTTGTACAAAAGATTAGAAAAAAATTTACACCGCTATTTAATGACATACTAAAATCACAATTAGTTTTAAAAGGTGTTATTAATGTAGAAGAGTGGGATAATATTAAAGAAAGAATTAGTTATGATTTCTTACAAGACAATAACTTTGCAGAATTAAAAAATGCAGAATTATTAAGAGAGAAGATAGATCAATTAGGAGCTATAGAAAGTTTTGTAGGAACATTCTTTAGTAAGAAATGGGTACAACAAAATGTACTTAAATTTACTGAACACGAAATTGATGAGATGAAAACACAAATGAACAAAGAAGCAGGTCTTGACGTGGAAGATGGTGGAGTAGATTTACCACCTAACTCTGGTGTCACAAACAGACCAACAGGTCAACCTGCCGATAATCAAGAACCACCAGAAGATGATATAGGAGATGAACAAGATGTCTAGTGATAAAATTATAGATGCGTTACACACAGGTAGCAACTTAGATGCTGAGGATGCTTTCAAGGATGCTATGAAAGATAAAATAGCAATGGCTATCGATAACAAAAAACAAGAAGTAGCAAAAGGTTTTGTAAGAGATCATATTACAGAGGTAGAACCTGAAGCACCAGTAGCGCAAGATGCGGTAGAACCTGAAGTTACAGAAAAAGAGTAAAACAATGAAGTTTGGAGAGGTTTACAGTCAAGTTTTCGAGGCAGACGACTTCAAAAAGACTAAAGAATATAGAAAACTGTCGCCAAAAATGAAGAGGGCAGTTGATGAAATCTTTAAAAAAATGGACGCCAAACCTCAAAATTTCCTAAATACTTTTGAAAAGACTATATCGGATGTCTCAAAGAGGTTCAGAGTGAGTGAAAAAGACTTGCTAGGATACTTCGAAAAAGAGGCCATCGGATTTATGAAATAAGGAATAAAAATGGCAGTAGTATTACAAACATTGGTAGATTCAGATTTCGAACACGTTGTTAAAATAACAACTACTGGCACAAACTCAGCTGCAACGGTTGTTGATGCGTCAGCTCTAGCTGGACATGACTCAGGCCCAAAACTATCGATTGTTGCGTGTCAATGGTCAGTAGGTTCACAAACAGATATTCTATTTGATGCAACTTCAAATGTTGTTGCGTTATCTTTAAATGGTAATGGAGCGTTTAATACATCACAATCATTACCGACAATCAAAAACAATGCTGGTTCAGGTGTAACTGGCGATGTTCTATTAACAAATTCAAGTGCATCTGTTGGTTTCATAATTTTAAAATTAAAGAAAACAGACGGATACGATAACTTAGATTAGGATTATGAGTAAAGTAAAACTAATAACAGAAGCAACTGATTTTTCTCAAAACAATTACTTAATTGAAGAGAAAAATGGTAAGAAAGAGTATAAGATCAAAGGCATCTTCATGCAATCTAACATCAAAAACAGAAACGGAAGAGTATATCCGAAAGAAGTTTTGATGAAAGAGGTTGCAAACTATAACAGAGATTATATTAAAAAGAATAGAGCCTTTGGTGAATTAGGTCACCCAGAAGGTCCAACGGTTAATTTAGACAGAGTATCACATATGATAACTGAACTAAAACCAGAGGGCGATAATTTTGTAGGAGAAGCGAAAATCATGTCGACTCCGATGGGTGAAATCGTAAAAAACCTTATGGACGAGGGTGCAACTCTCGGTGTATCATCAAGGGGTATGGGAAGTTTAGACCAAAGAGGCGGTGCTAACTATGTGAGAAGCGACTTCAAACTTGCAACAGCAGGGGATATCGTGGCAGACCCATCTGCTCCAAACGCTTTCGTAGAAGGAATTATGGAAGGTAAAGAGTGGGTGTGGGACCATGGTAATTTAGTCGAGGCGGAAGTTTTTGAGATGAAACAAAGGATTGAGAAGAGAACTCGATTAAGAGAAGATAAAATGAAGGCATTAGAATTCGCAAAATTCTTAAAAATGTTGAGTTAAAAGTGCCAAGTTTTATAAATAATAGTACTAAATAAAAAATAAAAGGGAGAACATTCCAATGGCTACAGAAATAGACAAAACCATAGAGGAATTAGAAGCGGAAGTTTTGGCTGAATTAGAAGAAGCCAACGGTACTGCTCCTGATGCCCCAAAAAAATCTGCTGTCAAAGCAGAACCTATGGACAAAATCAAGCCAGCACTCGGTGGAGAAGACAAACCAGAAGACCTAGGTAAAGCAGTAACAGACCCTAAAGATGCTACTGACCCAGGTAAAGAGGCTTCTAAAAAAGCAAAAGAAGTTTCTGGTGACGCTCAACAAAAGGGTGAAGGCAAACCAGACGCAATGCAGAAAATCAAAGAAGAAGACGAAGAAGATAAAGAAGACGAGTCAAAAGATAAAGAAGATAAAGAAGACGAAAAATCTGAAGACGCACATTCTGACAAAGAAGACGAAGAGCAAAAAGAGATGTCTCATGATGATATGAAAAAAGAAATGCTTAAAGCAATGAAAAGCATGAAAAAAGAAGACATGATGAAGATGTACAACTCTTATCATTCTGCAGCTGCTGACAAAACTAAAGACGAAATGTACCAAGAAATGATGCATGGTATGGACAAAATGAAGAAAGACAAAATGGAAAAACTTCATGCGGCATACATGTCAGACATGGCTCATGGTATGAAAAAAGAAGAAGTTCAAAAAGATGAAGCAGTAGAAGCAAGAATGAAAGACATCAACGTTCAAGAAGATGTTCAAGCTCTTATGAATGCTGACGACTCTTTATCTGAAGAATTCAAAACAAAAGCTGCAACAATTTTCGAAACTGCTGTCAAGTCTAAAATCAGAGCAGAGATCAAAAGACTTGAAGAAGAGTATCAAAACGAAGTTAGAGACGAAATCGTAGAGACTAAAAAATCATTAACAGAAAAAGTTGATGGTTATCTAGATTACGTTGTAACTGAGTGGATGAAAGAAAATGAATTAGCAATCGAAAGAGGCTTAAAAGGCGAGATCGCTGAAGACTTCATATCAGGTCTAAAACAATTGTTTGAAGATCACTACATCGATGTACCTGCTGAGAAATATGACGTACTAGAAGCACAAGCTGATAAAATTTCTAAATTAGAGAAAAAACTTGAAGAAACTACTCAACAAGTTGTTGAGTCAAGACGATCTGAAGGTAATCTAATTAAGGAATCAGTAAAGTCTGAAATTACATCTGACTTAACTGAAACAGAAATTGAAAAGTTTGATTCATTGGCAAAAGAAGTAGAATATACTGATAAAGATGCTTATACTGAAAAGTTAAACACTATCAAAGAAAACTACTTCCCTAGACAAAAGCCATTGACTGAAACAAATAATGATGAAGTAGAAACTGGCACCGCTGTACAGGACGTTACTGACGGACCGATGAGCAGATATATGTCCGCTATCGGAAAAGCTGTAAAGAGTGCAAACTAATAAATAGTAGAATATAAAAAGGAGAAACTAATGTTTCAAACACAACATCTACAAGAAAAGTGGCAGCCAGTCCTAGAACATCCCGAATTACCAAAAATCGGTGATGCGTACAGACGAGCTGTTACTACTTTAATCTTGGAAAACCAAGAAAAATCTATGAAAGAAGATAGAGCATTCTTGGGTGAGGCTGCACCAATCAACGCAACAGGTGCTGCTATTGACAATTGGGACCCAATCCTAATTTCACTAGTAAGAAGAAGTATGCCAAACCTAATCGCTTACGATATCTGTGGCGTTCAACCTATGAGCGGTCCAACAGGTCTTATCTTCGCAATGAGAGCAAGAGCAACATCGCAAGATGGTAAAGAAGCTTTAGCTGATCCATTAATACCTGATCTATCCAACCAGGATGCTGCAGGTGACACAGGTGGTGGAGACCAATCAGGTACTAACCCAGCTGTACTTAACGATTCGCCATCTGCTGGTACATACAGTTTCGTAACTGGTATGACAACTGCACAAGGTGAGACTTTAGGTGATGGTTCAGATGAATTCGCAGAAATGGCTTTCTCAATCGAGAAACATACTGTTACTGCGGTAACAAGAGCTCTTAAAGCAGAATACACTATGGAATTAGCTCAAGACTTAAAAGCAATCCATGGTTTAGATGCTGAGACAGAACTTGCTAACATCTTATCAAGCGAAATCTTAATGGAAATCAACAGAGAAGTTGTAAGAACAATTTACAACACAGCTGTAAAAGGTGCTCAAGTTAACACAACAACTGCAGGTATCTTTGACTTAGACACAGACTCAAACGGAAGATGGTCTGTTGAGAAGTTTAAAGGTCTATTATTTGCAATCGAAAGAGATGCAAATGCTATCGGTCAAGAAACAAGAAGAGGAAAAGGTAACATCATCATAACAAGTGCTGACGTTGCATCTGCTCTTCAAATGGCTGGCGTATTAGACTACACACCTGCTTTATCAACTAACCTAAACGTAGATGACACAACAACTACTTTTGCTGGTGTATTAAATGGAAGATACAGAGTTTACATCGACCCATTCGCTGCAAACGTAGCTGCTAAACAATACTACGTAGTAGGATACAAAGGAACTTCACCGTACGATGCTGGTGTATTCTATTGTCCTTATGTACCTCTACAAATGGTTAGAGCGGTAGGTGAGAACTCATTCCAACCAAAAATTGGTTTCAAAACAAGATACGGTATGGCTGCTAACCCATTCCATACTGGTACTGTTGCTGCTTCTGCTGAAGGTGCAATTACACTTTCTGCGAACACTAACAAGTACTACAGAAGAGTACAAGTTACAAACTTGATGTAATCTTGGTTACAATACCAAATTCAAAAAAGGGCGCTTCGGCGCCCTTTTTTATTTAAGCATATAAATACTATGTAAAGGATATCCATGGCAATAAGAAGACAACCAACGACACTAGATTATCTGTCACCAACTCAATTTAGACTAGTGATAAACCAATTACCTAAAGTTGAGTTTTTTGTGACTGCATGTAATCTACCAGGTATAAATCTAGGAGATGCAATATTTCCTACACCACTAAAACAAATACCTGTACAAGGCGATGAAGTTACTTTTGAACCTTTATCAATATCTTTTCTAGTAGATGAAAATCTAGAAAACTATAAAGAATTACATGATTGGTTAACTGCTATAGGATTTCCACAATCAAGACAACAATTTAAAACTTTTAGAAGTCAAACGTCTGTCACTACTGGTGCAACTCAAGGAAACTCTTTAGATATAGGTGATGTTCAACAATCCACACCTGCTAATCCAATGTTTTCAGATGCAACACTAACCATACTTTCAAATAAAAATAACCCTGTGGCAGAGATAAGGTTTGAAGACGTATATCCTACAACAATAGGTGCGTTAAGTTTTGATCAAGAAGCTGCTGATACTCAGTACATCAAGACAACGGCAGACTTCTCTTACAAATTATATACAATAGTCAAATTATAGGAGTTGACAAATGAACTGGTTAAGAGGTATAATAATAAAATTATTAAAAATAAAAGTATGCGAGTGTGTGAATTGTGAATGTCAAGTGGACAGAAATATATAATCTATACAAAGATAATAAAAATAACTTTTGGGATTTTGAATTAGAACAATACGAGATACTTAACAATCTATTTAAAAATGTTGAGACTGTTAAGTGTATCGGTGGTGGTCCTAATTTAGATTTTTTCATAGCACAATACGGTAATAACGTTAAAGAATGTTTAAACATAGACAACAGTTTCTATTATAGACAGCATAACTCAATAGCATTACAAGACAAGTATAAAGATTTATTTTCTTACAAGGGTAAGTATGAATTTAAATTACAAGATGCCACAGAGACACTTGTATTTGATAAACCTTATGATGTCATTATGGACAATGTTGGGCCAGAGTATAACCTAGATTATTCCTTGACAAATCCACCAAAAATCTATATAATCAATCATTATAGACATATCGAACTTTGGAATTGGTGTATGGAATTTGACAAAGTTATGCCAATGCAATTTGCAACTAGACATAGTTGTGTTTACAGTTTTGATTTTGTGGAACCAATAAACGAAGTTTTTCCTATTAATAGAAAAACAATGAAAGTGAATAATAGAATAGTACCTGTTATACAAAAAATATCAAATGACGTTAGATGATTTAAAAAAAGAAACATATAAAGACTTACCTGTAGATAAAGAACATTTAGATACAGAAAGTTTACGTAATCAAGACCTGTATGCAAAGTATCTTGATTACAAAACTAACTTTGAATTTTTGCTTGCGAAAGCAAAAGGTGAATATACAAAAATGTACCGAGACAAATGGGAATACTATGGTGGTAAATCAGATGCTAAAGTTTATGCATCAAAACCATTTGATTTAAAAGTTTTAAAAACAGATTTAAACATTTATATTGAATCTGACCAAGAAGTTATTGACGCAAAAAATAAAATAGTGTATCTAGAAACAACTGTTAAATTTTTAGAAGGTGTTCAAAGGTCAATTCAATCTAGAGGGTGGGATATAAAAAATGCGATTGAATGGCGAAAATTCGAAGCTGGAATGGTTTAATCCAATTAAACAAATGTGTGACGAGGAATACACTTTCCTCGATAACTTCATATTAACAAAAACTTATGGCGATATCCTTGAAATAGGTCAAGGTGGTTCTACAGTTATATTGTTGGATGCAACAAAAGATACAGATAGAAAAGTCGTGTCAATTGATATGAAATTTAAATTAAAAGACGTTATGAAATATTTACCATTGTCTTATATAGAAAGATTTATGCATGTTCAAGAGGACTCACATAAGTGGTCAACAAAAAAAATGTTTGGCACATTACTTATTGATGGCGAACATAGTTTTACAAGTGTTAGAAAAGACACGATGAATTATTGGGATAATCTAGAGGAAAATGGTTATGCGATATTTCACGATTACAAATTATCAGAGGATGTTACAAAGTTTGTGGACGATTGGGTTAACTTATATAAACAAGCAAGAAAAATATTAACTGTCAACAATCTTGTCATATTACAAAAATGTTAATTAATAAAAAGAACGATGTCTATTTACATATAGACACAACAGACGCAATCGCCCAAGAGTTATCTGACTACTTTACTTTTGAAGTGCCAGGTGCAAAGTTTATGCCGACTGTTCGTAATAGGATGTGGGATGGTAAGATAAGATTATTTTCAAAAAACACTCGTCTAATTTATGTCGGATTGTTGCCATACATCAAACAGTTTTGTCAAAGAAATGGCATAGAGTTTACAATATCAGATGGCGAAGTTTTGCGTTGGATTAATGACGATGACGCCAAAGGATTTATTGACAGTCTAAAGATGCCATTTGAATTGTATGATTATCAATATGACTCTTTTATCAAAGCATTAGAAAACAAAAGAAAATTATTTGTCTCACCTACTGCGTCTGGTAAGTCTGCGATAATTTATGCGATAGTGAGATACTTACAATTATCAAGTGTTAATGTTTTGATAATAGTACCAACAACTTCTTTAGTAGAACAAATGGCAAGTGATTTTATATCTTATGGTTGGGATGATTCGCATATTCATAAAATATATTCTGGCCACGATAAGGCTAGCAAAAAACCTATAACAATATCCACATGGCAATCAATCTATAAAGAACGTAAAAAATTCTTTGATAGATTTCAATGTGTGATAGGTGATGAGGCACATTTATTTAAAGCAAAATCTTTAACAAGCATCATGACTAAACTAGAAGACTGTCCTTATCGTTTTGGTTTTACAGGCACACTAGACGGAACACAAACTCATAGACTAGTATTAGAGGGATTGTTTGGTGAAGTAGAACAAGTAACAACAACTAAAGCTTTAATGGATGCTGAGACAATTGCCAAGTTGGCGATCGATTGTATTGTCCTAAAGCATCCAGCCGATATAAGTAAGCAATGTAAGGATTTTAATTATATCGATGAAATTAACTTCCTGGTGCAAAACAAAAAACGTAATCAATTCATTTACAATCTTTGTAAAAATTTAAAAGGTAATACACTTGTTCTTTACCAACTTGTAGAGAAACATGGCGAAGTTTTAAATGATATGATGCAAGACCTTGACAAAGAAGTTCACTTTGTACATGGCGGAGTAGGAACAAATGAGAGAGAACAGATTAGAGCGTTGGCTGAGAAAAAAGATAACATTCTCATTCTTGCTTCTTACGGAGTATTTTCCACAGGCATTAATATTCGTAATCTACACAATGTTGTTTTTGCAAGCCCATATAAATCTCGTATAAAAGTTTTACAATCAATAGGTCGTGGTCTAAGAAAGTCTGAACAAAAGGACGCAGTTAGATTATACGACATATCAGACGACTTATCACACGGCAATAAAAAAAACTTTACACTATTGCATTTTCAAGAACGAATAAATATATACAATGAAGAGGAGTTTACATACAAAGTAGATACACTAAACATATGAAATATCACTTATTAAAGCTAACGACTGGCGAGGAAATAGTTTGTCAGATAACAAAAGAAACCGAAACTCATACTTCGGTAAAGAACCCTTTACGTATTCACACAATACCAAGATTTGTTGAAACAGGTATTGTAGAGTCATTAGCATTAATAAGATGGGTAAGACCATATACAGAGGAAGATACAGTAGCAGTAAAAAATAATCATATACTATATTCTGCAAAAACATCAACAGGCTTAAGTACGTTTTATGAAAAGCAATTAGACATTGCTGAAGAACGTGGTGGTTTCATGACTAGCGAGTCTCACCAAAGACTTGTCGATAGTTACCACCAAGAAAAGTATGATAAGTTGAAAGAACATTTGGACGACTATATTGACGATGAAGATTATGGTGATAAAACGATACACTAGATTTGACCATCAAGAAAGCCTACTTTTTTCTTGACAATTTCGCCATAACCATTTAAAAATATAGGAGACTCTTATGTTCGGTAATAAAGACGAAGATAATGATGTTAAGAAAAATAAGATTGAAGAAATTGAAGAAAGACTTGAAAAACTTGAAGAGAAAATGCCAGAGGGTGATGACGACCATGAATCAGATCATGAAGAATTTGAAAAGAAACTTGAGAAGATTGACGAAAGACTTATTGCAATTGAAGACGTGTTAGAAATAGAACCAGAAGATGAGGAAGACGAGGACGATGAGGAAGATGAAGACAAAGATTAATAATTTTTTAATTTAGTAGTGTGGGGGAGCAATCCCCCATACCTTTGAAAGATATAATATGCCAAAGAAAAAACCTGCCCATTACGTAAGTAATAAAGACCTATTAGTTGCAATGGAAAAATTTAGGGATGACTGTAAAGAAGCTGAAGAGTCAGGCGAAGACAAACCTAAAGTACCAGAATATATTGGTGAGTGCATTTTAAAAATTGCAAACGGATTATCTAATAGACCAAACTTTATTAATTACACATATAAAGATGAGATGATATCTGATGGCATAGAAAACTGTTTACAATATATCTATAATTTCAATCCAAAAAAATCAAAAAATCCATTTGCTTATTTTACACAAATAATATATTATGCGTTCATACGTAGAATACAAAAAGAAAAAAAACAACAACACATTAAACACAAAATGATTGACGGTGGCGAATATAAAACGCATGAACAAATGCCAGGCGACCCAAACACATATACGTTTAATGGTCAATTCAATCCTTTAGTTATGGTACCAGATGAACCTGTGTATAAAACAAAAGAAAAAAAGAAAAACAATAAAGGACTTGAAAAATTTATGGAAGATGAAAATGACTAACTTAACAGCAGACTTTAAACTTATATCACCCGAAGCAGAAATACTAAACAAACCCTTACCAATATTTGAGGATAAAATATTACCAGAGGGATTTACAAGAACTAAAGTTGCTGAAGATTTATTTGTTGCAATGAAACAATTTGGCGGTATTGGATTATCAGCAAATCAAGTAGGATTACCATATAGAATGTTTGTCATGGGTGGACATAAAGATATGGAAGATGGTAAAGCAAGAGCATGTTGGAACCCAGAGATACTAGAATTTTCTGAAGAGGTAATAATGTTAAGTGAAGGTTGTTTAACTTATCCATTATTATTTTTACAAGTATCAAGACCTAAAACTTGTAAAGTAAAATATACAGACAATGATGGTAAAGAACATATCGAAGATTTAGATCATATGCCATCAAGAGTTTTTCAACATGAGTTTGATCATATGAACGGAACAGATTTTACTAAACTTGTATCTAAATTTAAATTAGATAGAGCAAAAGAAAAAGTAAGAAAGATATATGAGCAAGAAAAAAAACTTGCACCTAAAACAGTTCAACTTGCTAAAAAAATAAAACGAGACATAGAGCAAAAGAAGACAGGTCTAATTAAACCAAATACAGATATTATTACATAATGAAAGTAGCGATCATAACGGATACACACTTCGGTGCTAGAAACGATAGTCAATTTTTTAGTGATTACTTCTTTGACTTTTACGAAGGTCAGTTCTTTCCATACTTACAACAACACAATATCAAAACAGTATTTCATTTAGGTGACTTAATGGATAGACGTAAATATGTTTCATTCAAAACTGCAAAAGAATTTAGAGAAAGATTTGTATTTCCATTACAACATCTAAAAATAGACTTTCATTGTCTAGTTGGTAATCATGACATATATTTCAAAAATACTAATGATGTAAACTCACTACAAGAACTAATCGGTGGACGTACAGATAAGTTTCATCTATATGAAGATGCAACCGAAGTTAACATTGGTGGATTAGATATTTTATTCTTACCATGGATTAATCCACAAAACGAGATTTACTCTATGGGAATGATTGAGGAAACAAAAGCAAAGATTGCCATGGGGCATTTAGAGATAAAAGGTTTTCAAATGCACAAAGGTCAAGTAAACGAGGGTGGTCATGAAAAAGAAATATTTAGAAAGTTTGATACAGTATTCTCTGGTCACTTTCATACAAAAAATGATGATGGTCAAATATATTATCTAGGGGCACCATACGAGATTTATTGGAACGATTATAATGACACAAAAGGTTTTCATGTATTTGATACTGAAACTTTGGAGTTAGAAAGAATTGTAAACCCTTTGAGAATGTATGAAAAAGTATATTACGATGACACAAATAAAAGTTATGCAAACGAGGATGTATCAAAGTATGCTAGAAAATTTGTTAAGTTAATCGTAGTAAATAAAAAAGATTTGTATCAGTATGATAGGTTTGTTGATAGACTAATGAAAGCAAACGCATACGAAGTAAAAATTGTTGAGGACTTTTCTGATATGCAAGCAGATACAGTATCAGATGATATAGTACAATATGCTGAAGATACAACAACTTTACTAAACAAATATATCGATGAGCTAGATATAGAATTAGACAAAGATAGATTAAAAGGTATTATGCGAGGATTATATAATGAAGCTCAAGACTTGGAACTCTAAGTATAAGGTAATATATGCAGACCCACCATGGCACTTTAAAAGCTACAGTCCTAAAGGTGACGGACGTAATGCTACACAGCACTATAATTGTATGCATGTTGATGATATTTGTAATTTACCTGTTAGGACAATTTGTGATGATGATTGCGTCTTACTTATGTGGTGCGTTGACCCAATGTTACCAGAGGCGCTCAGAGTTATTAAGTCTTGGGGTTTCACGTACAAAACAGTTGGCTTTACTTGGGCAAAACAAAATAAAAAAAATATGGGAATGTTTACGGGGTTAGGTTATTGGACTAGAGCAAACCCAGAGATGTGCTTACTTGCAACAAAAGGAAAACCTAAAAGGTTATCTAAAGCAGTTAGACAATTGATAGTGGCACCAAGACAAGAACATAGTAGAAAACCAGATGAAGTATATGATAGAATAGAACAACTATTAGAAGGTCCTTACGTTGAACTTTTTGCTCGAAGAGAACGAAAAGGTTGGGATAGTTGGGGTAATGAATTATGAAAATTAGATACTATCAAAAATTAGACGCTGGACGTTGGATAGGATTTCTAATAGCAATGACTGGTTGTTTTGTTTTATCTAATGCTGATGTGGATACTCAATGGATGGGTTGGGCAATAGCATGTATATCTTGTAGCATGTGGATAAGATTTGCAATAAAAGATAAAGACATACCTAGAGCGTTAATGGAAGGTATGTATTTGCTCTTATCAATTAGAGCAGTTTGGAATTGGTTAGTATGATACACTTTACAAAAGTACGTTGGAAAAACTTTTTATCTACAGGTAATAATTTTACAGAGATAGAATTAGATAGACAAAAAACAACTTTGATAATAGGTGAGAATGGTGCAGGTAAGTCAACAATACTTGATGCATTATGTTTTAGTCTGTTTGGTAAACCATTTAGGATAATTAGTAAATCACAATTAGTCAATACAATTAACGACAGAGAAACAGTTGTTGAAGTAGAGTTTAAGATTGGTACTAAAGAGTGGAAGATAGTAAGAGGCATCAAACCAAACAAGTTTGAAATATGGTGTGATGATATCATGATCAATCAAGAAGCTAATCAAAGAGACTATCAAAAATATTTAGAACAAAATGTATTAAGATTAAACTTTAGGTCATTTACTCAAGTTGTTATATTAGGTTCATCAACATTCATACCTTTTATGCAACTAAAGGCAGTTCATAGAAGAGAAGTTGTCGAAGAGATACTTGACATAAAAATATTCTCATTGATGAATATGGTATTGAAAAATCAATTGAAAGACATACAAGACGATATCAAAGATATGGATTATCAGTTTGAAATGGCAGTAGAAAAAATCGCCATGCAAACAAACTATATTGATGATATGAAAAAGAACAAAGACAAAATCATAAAAGAGAAACAAGACTTATTTCAATCTAATCAAACTATACTAACAGATAGAGAGAAAGAAAAAGCCCTTTTAGAGACTGCTAGCGATGATCTGACAGGTGAAATCAATGATAAGACACATACAGAGAACAAATTATCTAAACTTAACAATATACGTGCTACGTTAACAGAAAAACACAAACAACTAGCAAAAGATATGGAGTTTTTTAAGAACAATGATTCGTGTCCTACATGTGAACAAGATATACAACAATCACACAAAGAGAAAATGATATCTGACAGAGAGATTAAAACAAAAGAAATACTTGATGGTGCGATTAAACTAAAAGAGGAATTAACAATAGTAAATAAACGTTTAGAAGAAATTACTGGTATAACAAAACAAATTAGAGACAATGAAGTAAGACAAGCAGAATTGTATAGTTCGATATCTGAATTACAAAAATATAATAGAAAATTAAAAGAAGACATAGAGAACTTTGAAAGCGGTTCTGTATCTGAAAAAGATATTGATAAACTAAATCAAATGAAAACAGACTGTAAAAAAATAGAACATCAAAGAAGTAACTTAAAAGATGAAAAGACTTACATCATGGCTGCAAGAGATATGTTAAATGATACTGGTATCAAAACTAAAATTATAAAACAATATTTACCTATCATGAATCAATTGATTAATAAGTATCTAATGTCAATGGACTTTTACGTCAACTTTAATCTAGATGAAAACTTTAATGAAACAATTAAGTCTAGATTTAGAGACACATTTAACTATGCTTCGTTTAGTGAAGGTGAAAAGATGCGTATAGATTTAGCACTACTTTTTACATGGAGAGCGATAGCAAAAATGAAAAATAGTACTAACACAAACTTACTTATACTAGACGAGATATTTGATAGTAGTTTAGATGGTCAAGGAACAGATGAGTTTTTAAGAATATTAAATACACTTGGCGATGAAAATACTTTTGTTATATCTCATAAAGGAGATCAATTAGTAGATAAGTTTAGAAACAGTATTAGATTTGTTAAACAACAAAACTTTTCAAGGATAGCATAATGAGAACAATGAAACAATGGAAGTTATATTTAAGATTGTATTGGTCAACATTTTTATCTTATTTCAAAAAGAAAGAAAAAGATCAAGATGTTTTCATTTATGAGAATGACGAGATCGATATAAACAAAGATGAGTGATGCCAAACTTTTTACAACATCCTCAAGAGATGATAGACTTAGGTTACAGTTTATCAAAAAGAATTGATATTGCAATAACTAATCGTTGTAATGCTAGATGTCCTCAATGCGATAGAACTGACCCAAATGGTTTAGGTGCTGTTGATTGGTTACCGATCATATCGTGGCCAGTAGAAAAATTTATAAAATATTTTCCAAAAGAAACTTTAGATGATATAGAAGAGTATGGGTTTACTAGCACTTGGGGAGACTCAATGATGGCTAAAGATATAGAAAAAATATGTCATTATATTATTGATAATTCAAAAGCAAACGTGCTAATAACAACAAATGGTAGTTTACGTAATGAAGAGTTTTATTGGAACTTAGGTGTTTATTGTGGCAAAAGACTTACTATTGTATTTGACATAGATGGCACCACAGAGGAAATGCATCAAAAGTATAGAAGAGGTACATCATTAAAAAAATCTTTAGATCATATGTACGTGTTTTCACAAACTAAAGGAAAAGCATTATCTCAAACAATATTATTTAAACATAATCAAGAATATAAAAAAGATATATTAGATTTAGTAAAAAAATATGGTTCAGAAAATCATGAGTTTTACCCTAGTGATAGATTTGAAAATTCTATCCCTAATTCAAATCCTACTCATATATTTAATCATAATAAATCTAATAGATTTTATTTTATTAATGAAAAGGGTGAAGAGGAATATCTAGAGGCTGCAGATGATAAAGTGTAAATTTTTGGAAGGCACAACTAAAACTATGATAAACCCAGATGGTCAAGTTTGGCCTTGTTGTTATCTTGCTAGTGATCAATATGGTAAACCAAATAAAGCAGAACATCAACTATTGACAAAGTATCATGATAACAAAGATAGATATAATTTAGAAAATGATAGTATAAAAAATATTACACACAAAGATTGGTTTCAAAAAGATTTACCAAAAAGTTTTGAAGACCCAATAGATATATGTCAGTTTAATTGTAAGGTAAACAAATGATTAATGTAGGAGTATCAGCAGGGTTTCACGATGCGGCCATTTCAGTATTAAATGGAAGAGAAATACTTTATGCTAATCATTGTGAAAGATACTCAAAAATCAAAGGAGACCCTAACTTTAATCCTAACCTTTTACCTTTACATTATGATAATACTGCGTTTTATGAGAAACCATTTTTAAAAAATACAAGAAGATTGTTTGCAGGTCAAAGAATGAAATGGCCTGATAGAAAATATGATTATTACTTTGGTCATCATGAAACTCATGCAGCTGCAGGTTATTATACTTCACCATTTAACGAATGTAATGTTTTGGTCATAGACGCAATAGGTGAATGGAATACAATATCAATATGGGAAGGTAAAGATGATAAGTTAACAAAATTAAAAACATGGAACTATCCATATTCACTAGGATTATTGTATTCAGCAATTACAAGAAGAATAGGATTAAAACCAAACGAAGATGAATATATCACAATGGGCATGGCTGCATTTGGAGAACCAAAATATGATTTAGAATATCTATTACATAAAAATAATCATAGAGGTGTTGGTAAGATATTTCCACGAGCACACCCTAATGATTTAGCAGCTAGTGTCCAAAATTTATATGAAACAAAGTTTTTAGAATTATTAAAATATTGTGACTATAGTAACATAGTAATCATGGGTGGTTGTGCTTTAAATTGTGTTGCAAATAGTAAGATACCAAATCGTTTTAATGTTTGGATTATGCCATCACCTGGTGATGCAGGTTCAAGTCTAGGTGCAGCTGCTTTGATAGAAAAGAAAAAAATAAGATGGCGACACCCATATTTGGGTCACAATATAATAAAAGAATTAAACCCTAAAGAAATTGTAAAACATTTACTAGAACATAAACTTTGTGGTGTTGCAAATGGAAGAGCAGAGTTTGGACCAAGAGCATTAGGTAATAGAAGTTTATTAGCAGACCCTAGACTAGATATTAAAGATACAGTAAATGAAGTTAAACAAAGACAAAAGTTTAGACCTTTCGCACCAGCAATATTGGAAGAACATTTTGATGATTACTTTGTTGGTAGAAAGAATAAGTATATGCAGTTTGTATCTAAAGCAAGACACGATTATAAATCAGTCACACACGTTGATGGTACCGCTAGAGTTCAATGTGTTGAGAAAGATAATATAAGTATATTAAGACCTATACTAGAAGAGTGGTATAGTCAAACAGGTTGTCCAATGTTATTGAATACATCTTTAAACATAAGAGGAAAACCTATGGTTAATAATATTACTCATGCAGAAAATTTTGAAAAGAAATATAATGTCAAAGTATTCCGATAAAATAATAGTAGGTGGTTGTAGTTTTACAGATAAAAACTATCCTAGTAGGGCAAAACCAAAACCTTTAAACTTTAAAATGTGGCCAGAGATTATAGGTGAACTATATGGTTGTGAAGTTATCAATACTGCTAAATGTGGATTTGGTAATATGGCAATCTATCATGAAACTTTAGATGCAATCATAAAACACAAAGACAATATAAAACACATATATGTAATGTGGTCAGAATGGGCAAGGCAAGATTTTTTAATTAACGATTACTCGTATGATATAACTCAAGCAAATGGCAGTAAAACAAAAATAACAAAAAGATTTGAAACCATGGTACCTAGAGCTGAGAATGATGAATATGACAAAACACAATTATGGTATAAAAGGTCTTTCAAACACGCATACCCAAAATTAGATAATCTTATAGATACTAATTTAAATTACATATATTCAATGCAATCTATATGTGAAAATCTTAACATACCATATACATTTGCACAAGCGATCAAACCAATACCAGCATTTCATTTTACAAATGATAATCATGAAAGAGATAATGCAATTGCAATAAAATTAATAGAACATAATACTAGCAATTTAATTAAAGAGAGTAATTTTTGGGGATGGCCTATAGTACCAGAGATTGGTGGATTTAATGTTTTAAGTTTCTTAAAAAGAGCAATGGGTGAAACAGGTTATAAAGTATCATTCAAAGATACTCACCCTAATGAAAAGGCACACAGGTTGATAGCAAAAGAACTTTATGATTATAGCATTCAAAAATAAATCTTTACGTAATTTTTATTCAAAAAAAGAAAACAGACTTTTTAGTGATGTAAGCGACCATTGGATTCCTTTACATAAAGAATTAGGTTATCCTGTAACAACTTTAGATAAAGTTAAAGGAAAATATATTTACTATGATAATGTAAGAAAGTATAGTCATGATATTATAAAAAACAATGAATTTAAATTATTACCAGATAAAGTAAAAGATGATATTAATAATGATAAATGTTTTTATATAATTAATGATTCTGAAATTGATTTATCAGGTGGTAATTGGATTGATACATATCCTCTTTTATTAAAGGAAGCTGGGATAAAACCTAATAAATGTAAAATACTTACCTCAAAGTACAATATTTTATGTGAACCATATAAAAGTAATGTTATTAAAACTTACCATTGGGATATATTTGAAAAGTATGTACAAAATCATGATCAACCAGAAATAGTAAAAGTATTAGATGATAATCCTAAAAAATTTTTATGTCTTAATAGATCACATTCAAATACTATTGCAAAATCTAAAAGTATGTTTATGTATAAGGTAATGCCAATGATAGAGGATTTTAATGCTAGTATTAATAATGGAGTTTATGATTTAGTCTATGATGTAAAATTTAAACAAAGAATTGATAATGGGTTTGCATCTAAAGACAATGACTTATCATATTGGTCAAGAGAAAACTGTATTAATATTGTAACAGAAAGTGCTTGTCACAGTATTGATAATACTAATAATGGTATTAACATAACTGAAAAAACTTATAAAGCAATAATGTTAAAAATGCCATTTATTTTAGTAGGAACACAATACTCATTAAAAGTTTTAAAACAGCAAGGATATAAAACATTTAATAATTTATGGGATGAGTCATATGATAATATTTACAACTTTGACGATAGAATAAATGCTGTTGTAGAATTAGTAAAAGAACTAAGAACAAAAAATTTAAAAAAGTTGGTGTTAGATAATTTAGATATATTAGAACACAATTACAATAATTTTATTAGTAGAAAATCAAAATTAAAAGATTTAAAAAAAGACATAGAGAGGTGGTTTAATGATATAACCCACGAATCAACATCGAATCCTTAAAAAAAGAGGCGCTGAGCACGTGCTGAGCGGGTATTTTGGGGGGTACCCCTACCCCTACTACCCCCTAAAATCGTTGATTTTACTTGCTTTTTATCGCCTTGACAATATACCCCTCACCTGATAGATTAGCTAGTATGAGAGAGGTTAATATACAGAATAAAAAATCAACTATTGCAAAATTACTTGCCGAAGAGGACATTTCAATAGTTCACAAAAAAACTAGGACTGCTTCTTTTGACGTTAAAAAAAGAGAGTTAGTTTTACCAATATTCAAAGATCAAATATCTAATGACTTATATGACATGTTTGTATGTCATGAAGTTGGTCATTCACTTTGGACTCCTTTAGATATGTTAGAAAAAGTTCACAAAGAAGGTATTGATCATTCTGTAGTTAACGTTATCGAGGATGCTAGAATAGAGGCGATGATACAAAACAGATATCCTGGTTCTAGAAAAAACTTTCAAACTGGTTACAAAGAATTATTAGATAAAGATTTCTTTGGTATTAAAAACAAAGATTTATCTAAACTTAATGTTATAGACAAAATTAATATTTACTTCAAGACTGGTCTTGATGTAGGATTTACTACTCAAGAAAAAAAACTTGCTGATAAAGTTGCAAAATGTAAAACACCAGATGATGTAATTAAACTTGCAATTGAGATTTCTGGTTATCACAAGAAGAAATCAGAAAAAGATAAAAAAGATGAATTAACTATTATTGTTCCT